ATGTTCCACTATCTGCTAAAAAGTCTAGATTGCCTCCTGCTTCATCTTTGATTGATAATAAAGTTAAAACATTTTTCTTAATACTTGATGCCCATGCCTCATTACCTACATACTTGTTTAAGGAATCAGATAATCCTGCAATGGCACTACCTGCACCAAAGACTGCAAGACCCACACCTATACCTGACATCGCAAGGAAGAATGTTCCTCCTTCTAAAAAGAACTCTGCTTTACCTCCGACATCATCTGAAATAGATAATAATGTTTTGATATTTTTCTTGACACCTTCAGCATCAAAATCTAAGAACCCACCTAGAGCGGCGAGTATTGCACCACCTCCTGCTACTAAGGCGGCGATACCCATAGTTTTAAGTAGAGACATACCTTTCTTATCTTTGACTGGTTCTATATCAGGTACTTGTTGACCTGTAGTATCTTGACCAGTATCACCTTCTCTTGTTGTCTCTGTTTGTTGTGCTTTACCGAAAGGATCTGGAGCAGGTTTTAATGCGTCTGCAATTTTTTCAAGATTTAGACCTTCACGAATTGATTGCAATTCTTGTAGCATCTCTCTCTGCACTACCAACATTTGATTGGATAAAGATTCCGTGCTATCTAAAAATGTAACTTGTTCAGAACCTATGCCACTAAGTTCTTCTTTCATTTCATTGATAGCATCTGCTAGTGATTGAAAGTCTGCCATTAGTTATCTCTACTTTGTTTTACTTTTACTCATATAAGCAGTAAATCCCATATATGCACCGACAACCGATGCTTGACCTATATAGAATAAACCTAAGAGTTCAGCAAGTGCTGAAACTCTACTATCTGGAATAATAGGTAAGAATAAAAATATAGTGAAACCCAACATAGATACCATAGCAACCCATGCCATCTTCTTTTGTGCCTCTGCCTTTTCTTCTTGCCTTTCAAGTTCCATCATCTCTTTTTCCATAGCAATTTCCTTATCGGTCACGACACCATCACCATCTACATCAAATTGTGAATACTTTGATTGGGGTTGTAGTTTCTTAACCATTTTTTATCCTTTTTTATTTCTTAATCTTTCGTTCTCTGCCTCTATGTGTTGAACTAAAAGATTTACATATATTTCTCTCTCCCACGGAATCATATTTTCAAGTTCACTTAAACTATACTTATGATGTTGCATCATTGTAAAGTTCGTTTGCATATAATTTAAAAGGTCGTCATGAGAGAGACCTATGCTAAAAAATTTTGTAGTCCACTAATACTTCTTACATTATCTTTACCACATTTCACACATTTATATTCTACATCTTTGCTTAGTCTTGGCATAGATGTAAAATAATCTCTTATTCTCAGGAATTGATCCTGTGTCATACTATCAATAAATTCTTGCAACTCTTCTTTTGAAGTAGTTCTTGCATCAATTATATTTTCACCATGTTGAATGCTTTCGATTGCATCTGCTAAAAAGTTCATGTTATCTTCAACTGAAGTCATTGATCCCATACTCTCTAACATTTTCATTGTAGGATATCTCATAGTAATAGTAATGTTATCAGTAATTTTGATTTTGTTACTAGGTACTCCGTCTCCTTGCAATGTGATAGTAGATAAATCTACACCTGTTTGAGTTACTCCTCCACATTCTTCATCTCTGCATTTTAATTTAAACTCTGCTACTTCTCCTATTGACTTTTCTCTAAGTCTTAGAAAAATATTTTCAATTTCAAACAGAGGCACCTGCTCAGGATCTACTTGGTCAAATGTGCAATTTTTTACGATTGTACCAAGAGCATTCATAATATCTGCAGGTTTTCCTTCCTCTGCCGCCATTAACAATAACTTTTGTTCTTTCACTAGAAAAGGTCTAAACTTAACTGTTCGACCATCACTATAAAGTTTCAAATCATATGTTGGCGCATTTATTTTTGGTAGTGCCATTAATTTCTCCTTATAATTTAATCACTATGTCCCAAACTGTCCAGTTGAGGGATTATAATTTACAGGATCAGGATGTGTCGTTGAAGAAACATTTCCGACCCCAAATAATTGAGATGTGTTTGTCCACTTTCTATATTGAAACTGAACATTTAATCTAGCAACATCATTAGTCGCCGCCCCTAAAGGAATCTCTGCTATCGTTTTAGGATAACACTCTTCAAGGGTACATTGATATCTTGCTTGTATAATACTGTTTTGTAGTGTGCCTACATTTTCTAAAAAAGAACCTCTTGTTCCAAATCTACCTTCTCTCATATCTAACGCAAGTATATGAACATTAGTCGTATATTCGTTATAGTAATTCATGTGTGAGGTCTTATCATTAAATATCATACCTTGCCAGGATTCATAAAATTCTTTTAATATATAACCAGCATCTAAGTAGAAAGTCATGTTAACTGGTGTGTAACTTCTACCATAAGGCATTTCTCTACCAGGTCCATAAACTTTGTGTAATTTACTATCTATGTTTTGTGCAGGTAAGGCAGTTACTTCAGCAAATAATGAAGATAGATATTGACCGTTTGCTCTATTAAAACTTTGTGCAAAACTATCTGCACTTGAAACTCCGAAAGTTCTAAGTAGTGATGCTAATTGATTTGCACCACCGTTTTGATTTGCTGAAGGTCCTCTAGGTAAATCAACAATGACAAGATATTTACTTGACCTTGCGAAATCTCTAAGTTTTGCATTTGCTATAAATTCTTGTAATGCCATTGTTACTTCTTTCTCATTTTTCTAGAACTCTGAACAAATACACTAGACTTGCCAGCACCTACAAATTTCTCAGTAGGTAATATAGATGCAGTAGTCCAATCATCAGGTTGTATAAACAAAAATCTACTTCTCACTTGTCTTCTCAAATATATTTTAACTGAAGGTCTTACTTCTTTAAATCTTGAAATATTTCCTAGTATTCTCCAGTCTGCTCTTATTCTAGTATTTAAGTCTGTAGTTCCTACTTTATACTGACTTAGTTTTTCTAACAACTGTATTCTTACTAAAGGATACAGATAATGAAAATTAATTCCTATAAATCTATCACTTGCTATATCCCATGGTATCACCAAAGGAAAAGTATCATAATAAGGCAACCCAGTTGTACCTTTTCCTACTGGGTCGTATTTAAATAAATACATACGACCTGGCAAAGGATTATTTGTCAAGTTTCGCTTGTAATCATCTTGAAATCTAGGTGCTGGGTATGTACCTCCTACAAGTTTACGAACTTGATTTACATACCATTGACTAGACTTTTGAGTATTACCAGCATTCTGTCTTACTTGTCCTAGTACATCTTTAGTCGCCATAATAGTATTTATACCTTTACTTTAAATGTTCTTCAGTTAGAATTACAAAGTTCCATTGTCTATCTTTAGCAAATTCTGTTGCCGCTTTCCATTTTGCTTCATTAACACCCCATGTTTTAACTTCACCATACCATCTTTTAGTCTTTTTAGTAGGTGTTCTAGGTGGGGGTTTAGTTTGTTTCTTAGGTTTAACTTCTACTAGATACTCTTTAATAGTACCTTCTTGTGTTCTTACTTTCATATAGAAATCTACGAAATAACGATGTATGCGCCTGTCTATAGGCGAAACATAAGGTATAACGCACTCTTCACTATTCCATTGAATAATGTTCTCATGTGTATCACAATATCTCATAAATCTTCTTTCCATTAAAGACCTATAGATAATTGTTGTTGGATTACCTTTATATTTCTTAGGATTTAAAGGTGTGTATCTTCCTTTGTATGGCATCTCTCAAACTCATATAAATATACTATGACAAATATTTATAGGTGTTAAATACATGGCATTCGGTAGAGCAATAGGAAAATTCGTAAACGATGTAGTAGGAGGTCATTCTCTAACAGATAGTAGAGAACCCGCTACTGCAGGTAGACCTCACAAATATGCAGTAAACGGATTATCATACCCACTTGAAATGGGTGTTGATGCTCCTATGGAATTAGACCATCATGTTATATTTGATATCTTTGTAGATGAAACTACAGAATTTTCAAGTCTTGCCGCTAATACCACAGAAGGTAAACCTAAAGCATTTGTGGCACCTAAAGGACAAAAAGCAGGTACTACAAATATAGGACAAAAAGTTAGAGATAACATCGCTACAGATTATAATAATCTTACTAACCTTTTATCAGGAGGTGTTGGTAAGATTAACAAGACTGCTGGACAATATGCAAAACAAGGTTCTGAAGGTGTGGGTGGTGTAGCAGACCAGATATTTAAAGGTCCTAGAAAAATGAAGAAATTAAATTCTTCTATCGCATTACAAGTTCCTAACTCTTTTCAAATGGGTTCAAGTGCAAACTATAGTGGTGCGGCGATGGGTCAGATGGCAGGATTATTTAATAGAAGTGGTGGTATAACAGGACTAATTAATAAAGCAATGGATCCTGCAACTCGTGGTGAACTAATGAAACAAGAAGGTGGTGACATGGCAAGAGTTATTGCAGAAAATGTCATTAAAATACCAGATGCATTCGGTTTAAATTTAGGAAACATAATGACAGTTGCTACAAGAAGAGTTGCTAATCAACATGTCGAACAAAGATTTGATGATATGTCATTTAGAGAATTTTCATTTGCATACGAATTTTCTGCAAGAAGTGAGGCAGAGGCAGTAGCAATAGATAATATTATTAAAACTTTTAGATTTCATATGCACCCAGAGTTAGTACCTAGTGGATTATTCTTTTCTTTTCCATCTCTATTTGATATTAGCATCATGTTTAAAGAAGACCACAACCCATTTATTCATAGAATATCTACATGTGTTCTTACATCATTTACAACTAATTACACATCAACTGGTGTGTGGTCAACAACAAGAGATGGTCAACCTACAGAAATACAATGTACGATGAACTTTAGAGAAATCGAACCTATGACTAAACATCGTATCGCTGAAGGATTCTAATATGTCAAGTTATTTTAGAAAATTTCCAGAGATGTTATATGATTTAACAAACCCATTAACTACAACATATGAAAGTGGTGGTAAAGCAAATATTATTGTTGCAAAAGATATCATAAGAAGAGTAGCATTAAAATCTAAGTTTAGAGAAAATGCTTTTGCTTATGATAGTTATGATATTAAAGATGGTGATAGACCTGACATAGTTGCTGAAAAGTTTTTCGGTGATAGTAAACTTGCATGGATTATTTTAGTAACAAACGAAATACATGATATCTATGAAGATTGGTGTTTATCAGAAAGAGAATTAAAAAAAGTAATTGAAAGAAAATACGGAGGTCCTGGACCTTGGATAGTTTATGGTACTGATACTCACTACGCAGGTTATAGAAGTTATTACTATCCTGTATATCTAGATATGAATGCCGCTATCGCAAGAGATAAAGTAGAAGGTGGTGCAGGCGGTAAACATGACCATACATTTACAGAATATCCTAATGTAACATTTTATATGCCTAATGTTTTCAGTAATCATGCATTAACAACTGCACCTACATCAGGAGATTTTAAATTATATACTTCTAATTCATCTGCTGATGGCATTCATCACTATGAAAAAAATCAAACATCAGGTGATACAAAAATTAAAGTAATTGTAAATAATGAAGTAGGCGCAACGGCAATAACAAACAAACAATATGAAGAAGAGAGAAACGAAACTAAACGACAAATCAAAATTCTTCGTAGAGAGTTAGTTCAAGATTTCATAGAAGAGTTTGAAAGTTTAGTTGCTATATAAAGCAATGATACAATTAACAAACGAAGCACTTAATCATCTAGAAAACCTGACTAAAGAACATAATAAAAAATATGTTCGATTACAAGTTAAAGGTGGTGGTTGTGCAGGTTTTGAATATGAATGGTCTTTTGAAGATGAAGATAATAGAGAAGATATGATTATTGAGAATGTATTGTTAATTGATAGAATGAATGAACTATACCTAAGAGGTATGCATTTAGATTATAAAAAAGAAATATGGGGTAGTTCTTTTGTATTCGAAAACCCAATGGCAAAATCTTCTTGTGGTTGTGGTACTTCTTTTAGTGTTTAATTAGCAAGAGGATTATCTAATGCTCTTTGTAACTTCTTATTAAGTCTATCTTCCAAGTCTTTCATTTGTGTATCTATATCTGATTTTACTCTATCTCTCTTATTATCAAATCTCTGGTCAGCAATGTCTATCATTTCTCTCACATCTGTTTCGACTTTCTTGACATCATCTTCGACTTGGTCTACAATCTTTTCTATACGAGTTAAATCATCTCTCATGGAGTGTTTCATATCTCTAGCATAACCTACAGTTTCAGTAATGCTTTCTTTGATGATTTGTATTTCTTCTTTGAATAAATTAATCTCTTCGGTAACTAAAGCAAGATTTTTATCAAACTCAGATAAGTCAGGAGCAACATACTCATTAATCTTTTGTTCCATTTGTTGATATCTACTAAAGAGTTCGAATCCTCCCCATAGACCACCAAGTATAGTTCCTATGATTGGTAATATAATTAAAAGTTTACCGCCTTTAATTTTAATTCCTGCTACATCTATTTCTGCCATTTTACTCCTCAGTAATTAATTTTTTAATGTGAACATTACCTAATTTATCTGTCTCAATTTCTGCTTCAGTTTTAATACATTTATACTGCACATTACCTGAACCGTTTAATTGTCTTTCTGCCACTCTTTTACCTTTAAGGCACTCAGACATTGCAGGTTGTATTCTATGTTCGTGCATCTCACCTGCTATCCATAAACACAATGCTACTACAGTTTCTATCATTCTACTCTCGTCTAACTTCCGTTTTTATAAACTATTTCTCTATTAGCATCTTTTAGATTTTCAACATCCTCTAAAATTTTTTCGACTTGTTTTTGTAAAAACTCAATGTTAACTTTATTAGTCATATTTTGCTCAAGGTTTTTTTCTATCTTCTCTACACTTCCATAGAGATCCTCAATCAACATAAACTGCTCACTATCGGCGGGTAGACTTCCCATCTCACCCCTGGGCCATTTTATTCTAAATTCAGTATTTTCTTCTACATCATTCTCCATCAAAGTAATCTTTGTAGAGTTTTGATTTAGTCTCTCATTGATCCCAAAGTAAGACCAAACACCTATTGCAACTGCTCCGATAATGGCGAGCATATTACGAACAGGCATACTAACTGCAGTATCATCGCTTATATCCACTCTATCTTTTGTCATATTAATATTTATTAATCCTTCATGTTCTCGTATTGCATATCGACCATCTTGTTATGCAATATTTCATTTGCAAGTCCTATTCTCAAAGCACTAGGATTAGTTGCAATATTTTGTTGTTGTATGTATAAGTCTGCGGCAGGATACCCTATCGCATCTGCTAAGAATATTCTATACTTACCGAAGTCGGCATTGAAAGCAAGTAAGGCAGTAATGTAATTTTGTATGTTTGCTTGTTCTTCATAACTTGCCGCCTCTGCTTGTTTAACTGTTAATTCTGCGACTTTTTTAGCAATGATTTCTTTCATCTTTTTCTTTTTAGACTGTTCTTTTTTCTTTTGCTTTTCTTCTTTAGTTTCTTCTTTTTCAACTACCTCAGTCTCAACACTTTCTTCGACTGTTTCTTCTACAGGTTCTTCATTAGCAGTTGGTTCCTCTTCGGTAGTTGGTTCTTCTTCTACTGTTTCTTCCTCGACTGTTTCTTCAGTCGTTTCTTCTTCAGGCATTTCTTCAGGCATCTCTTCAGTTGTTTCTTCAATAGGTTCTTCGCTGGTAGTTGGTTCTTCAACTGTACTTTCTGTTTCGACTTCTATATTTTCAACTACAGGTTCTTCTATTACTTCAGTTTCTAACTCTGGCATAGTTTCTAACATTTCACTAAACTCTTCAACTAGTTCTTCAGGAAGTTCCATAATCATTGTATCGTCTATTGAAGGTAGTTCATCGAATATATCAAAGTCTGGTAATTCTATCATCTCAGGCATCTCATCTATCTCAGGCATCTCTGGTAAAGTTTCTACTAAAAAGTCTGATTGAAAATCATCTTCAGGTATAGCAAACACAATTATATCATCTTCAGTATCTAATACATCTGAAATAGAAAAACTACCATCATCTATAAAGTCATCTAAAGGATCTAAGTTCTCAAACTCTTCCATTAAATCTTCAGCAATTTCATCAGGTGTTAAAACACCATCATCGTCAACTGCATCAGGATTATCTCTATCTGCTATTGCCTCAGCATATCCTGAACATGTAGGTGAGTATAAAGGATTTGTTGCACATTGAGTTTCTATGAAATCATCTATTGCATCATCATAGTTAGGACAACCTGGGTCATATAAACCATCTGCTACGCATGATGCGTTAAAGATATACTCTGCATATGCAGTTGCGTAACCTGTGCATGATGTATCCCATAAAGGATCAACTAAACACATAGCACCTGTATTTGCGATTGCTCTTACGATTGCTTCTTGTGTAGCAGTATCTTGATTACTATAATCCATTATGTTTGCATTATAATAATCTGTAGCAGAATTACCATATGGTGGTGTGCCACTAGTATCTAAACCAGGTATACGAATTACACCATCTGTTAAGTCACCTGTAGAACCTATGGTATATGAATGTAATTCTAAGTCTATCTCCCATTGATATAAACTAAAAGAACCATCAGGTCTAATTTCTACACCTACTGTATTTAAATTATTTCTTCTTGCATATTCTGATAAGTTTTCCCAAACATATCTTTGATAGTTCTCTGTTCCTTGAGTTAGAAAACGACCATTACCGTAATCTATTAAATCTGTCCATAAAGGAAATATTGCATATGACCATGCACTTCGAATTGTACCTGTGTATGTATCTCCTAAGTCATAACCATTACAACAAAAACGATTGACAATACTTCCGTTGTATCTACTTGTACCAAACTCAGTATCATAGAAACCTACAACACCGTTAGAGAACATTACTGAATGTTCAAATGTTCTATCGTAAAAAGGAAATGCAAAAGGTAGTGGGACCTGAACATAACAGTCATCACAGATATTGTGTTCTACATAATTGTTAGGATCAGTAGTGTCTATTAAATCTTGATTTGCAATACTACTAGAGGAGCAGTAAAGCAAGGAGAGTAGAAAAACTAATACCGATACCAACACCTTTGAGTGTGTCATTTCTTTGCTCTTCTTTTTTCATTCTTTCAGGTCTTAGTTCAGGATAAGTTTCCCAAAGTTGTTTTGCTTCGTCTCCTATCTTACCCATAAATGGGCAAGGTGTTCCTGCCATTTCCATTGCTTTGAAAACTCTTTCATCTTGACAAAGATTTGATACTGCGGCGACCTTCATACCCATATCATAAAGTGTTTTGGATAGTTTTAGTCTTTCACAGTTTAGGTCTCTTACTGCAGACCCTCCTGAAAATCCTAATACTTGTGTTTGAACTGCTCCGGAAAAACCAACAGTACAGAGGTCACTATTAGATGTATTGATTGATGGTGATATAGCACTTGGTGGTGGAGACTTTACTGTAGTCTCTGTTTTACCAGTAGTGTTAACTGTAGAATTAGAAGTTGATTCCGTTACTACAGGATTGCCGAATGCAATGCCGCCCATCAAAAACATCGCAAAAATAAAAGTAATTACTGCGTTGGTATAATTCATTGTTGTCCCTATTATTATTCTTTGACATAGATATTTATAAAATAGAGACTATCTATCAGGTAAAAAAAGAGGGGTATGAAACCCCTCTCCGAAAATACTTATGCCGCATAGCAGACGCCTAAGTAATGTTTTCTATCTCCTTTGGTTGTCCACTTCTTCGAGGTAGTATTTAAATCACACCTCAAGGCACGACTAGTCGTTGAAGATTTGCCTTTATTCGTTTGCTAGTTTAGAAAAGTACGACATTGCCTCATCGTCTTCTTCCTCAACTACTGTTGAATGTTCACCTACAGATGCAGGTGCTACGGAAGGACTCGACACGGTAGAGATAGTTCTCTCACTCTCTTGCATAGGTGCAGTTGGTGTTGCACTTGCTGAGACATTTAGCACTAAGTCAAGTTTCGCTTTTAGTTCATCATAAGATTTAAAATTAGATGCATCTAAGAACGGTGCTAGTTTGTACTGAGACTTCCAAAGTGTCTCAATCTTACCATCATCTTCAAAGATTGCAGTAGAACTATCAAACTCTGATTTATCATAGTTCGTAAATCCTTCTACTTTTCTAACTTTCAATTTAAAGTTACAACCTTTCCACGGATCAAAAGGATTCGTAGGTTGCTCATCTTCAAATTGTGGTTTCATTTTATCCATAATCTTATCAAAGATTTTTTTACCAAACTTATACAGTTTGACTTGACCTTCATTCTCTGGGTGCTTAGGATCAGACACTACTAGAATATTAGCGATATAAGAAAGTCTTCGCTTTTGCTTTCTAGCAATCTCTTTATTTGCCTCAGTACCAGAGTTCCATAATACAGAATTATATTCAGATACAGGATCTTTCTGATTTAAAGTAGTAAGAGAATTTTCAATATACCACTTACCAGTAGGACCTTGAAATCCATGATTCCATATTCTTACCCAAGGCAACTCTTCGCCTTCGGACTCAGGAAGAAATCTAATCACGGCATAACCGTTACCAGATTTATCTAACTCAGGTCTCCAAAATCTATCATCTTGCGATGAATTATTGCTATCGTTTTTGGGAGTGTTGATTTTATCAACTTCAGATAAAAGTCTTGAAAGATTATCATTAGACTTTTTTAAGTTTTCGAATGTACTCATTTGTATTTACCTCGTATGTTGCGTTGTATAAATTGTCGTATCCACAAAATCATAATATGAGACTATTTATAATATAAAGTTGATGCTTTTTATTTTGTAGAGGCAAAAAAGCATCAAAAAGACCTTGCACCTTTTAGTTTTCTCACTCACTCTGCTAGAACTAACCGCAAATGGTAAAACTGCAGACACTCCACGAAATGAAGTAGTGTGATTATATATCTACTAACACAAGTTAGTATCGTACAATCTTTTTCTACTATAGAACAAGTCCTTACATTTGTCAACATCAAAATGTAAAAAAGGTTTATATTTTAGTATCTTTTGCCGTTCTTTTATCCAGAAGAAGTCATCGGCAAGTTCTTTGTTCCAATATGATAAAAATTTATTAATGCCGTCTAGCATGATAATCGTTTCGATGTTTACTTCTTTTCTACTATACATCTTTAATAGTAATGGGTGTTGACCATCTTTGATTACAAAACATTTATCAAACTTATTCATATCTTCTTCGGCAAGTTCTAGAACAATCTTTTCTAAATCTGTTTTAAAGTTTTCTGTTAAACTTTGTATTCGACCTTCCCACTTGTGATAAACTCTTACTGCTTCTTCATATCGAAATACACCGCCCCATATATTACCATCAATATGATTAGCGATTAAAAATTTAGGAAGTGTATCATCGTTAAACTCTTCAGCAAGTCTTTGAAAAGAGAGTTGGTCTTGTCGCTTATAAAAACTTTCTTTTTTAAATTTTACTGCACCTTTAGTTTTTGTAATGTCATACTTCTCACTAGTGAAGTGTAATTTAAAAGCAAGGTATATTTTATAAGCATCAAATTCGTTCATTTGAAAGGTGTGCCGCATATCCATCCTACTAAACTATATCTCATACCTTTTGTTACTGGTTCTACTTTGTGAAACATAAACGATGGAAAGAAGATTGTCAAGTTCTTTTTTGGTAAAATTGTGTTTATTCTTTTTTCATAAGGTACTACAGGTTTAACTCTAGTCTCAATTAAAAAATTACCACCTTCATAATCATCATTCAACAAACAACTAAATGACATCTTTCTAGTTAACCCATTAGGATAAGGTTCAACATGTTGGTCTGTATGCCAGTCATAATGTTGACCAGGTCCATATTTTGTAAACTGTAGTTTTTCTATTTCAGAATGATACATATTCCAGTTTGCCGCTTTGTTTGTTAATCTTACTGCGGCGATAAACTTATCATATATCCATTTAGTTTGTAGATTATTAGAGATAAAAGAAATATGACTATTTCTTGCTTTAGTTTTACCTTGTTTATAAATCTCTCCTTCTTGAGGATTTAAACTTTCACCTAAATCTATAATCTTTTGTATTTCTTCTTCGGTGAGAATATTATTCGCTTCAAAATATTCTTGCTGATAAATCATTTCTTACTCCTTTATATCGGCAGAGTATTAGTCTTCGGTATTAGATGTAGTTCTTGTGCGTTTAAGGCAACTTTATCTTTAAGTGTTTTAGTTATAAACTTTTTAACATCTTGTGGTTCTACATCATTCTTTTCACAAAAGATTACTATCGCATCCATGTGATTAACTTTTTTATCTTTTACGATATCTTCGATTGTTTTGCTAAAGAGTTTAGGTGTCATCGGGGTCATCTTTCATCCTTAATTAAATCACAGGCAAATACTACTCTTCGTCTTTCATCATCATGTTTATGTACTTCATGATAAAGATAACTAGGAAAGAATAATAACTTACCTGGCATTGCTTTTGATTTCCATCTTGGTGATCCATATACTTGAACTCTAGGATCAGCAAAAAGAGTTTCTCCTATATTATCAAAATATAATATAGCACTAATTTTATCTTGAGGACCATGTCGGTGTAGTGATTGTGGTATTTCTTTTGCTACAACATTTACCCAAGAATGTTTTATAATATAATTATCTACCTCAAATGTATTAGATACAGTTTTTTCTATTTCATCGTGAAGTCTTTCAAAGTTCTCACTAATCTTAAAACGACTTAAAGTATTGCTAGAAGTATAATAGTTTATAGACAAATCAGATATACCTGTTTCTTTGTATGCATAATCTAATACTTCATCTTTCATAATCTCTGCACTACTAGGAGATATAAAAACTTCGTCTTCGTAAACAGGTGTTGAAAATAATTCGTGTTTTGTAATGGGTATATTCATTCTTGCACCAAAGTCTAATTTCATTTTAGTCCCATCTATAAAAGATGTGGTCACCTACTTGTGTTATGAG